TCCGCCCGCAGCCATACGGTTTTCTGCCATGGATTCGCTCATAGTGTTCAGTTCGCCCACGCCGGACAGGTCGATGCTGTCAAAGGTCTCACCCTTCAGCTCAGCCTTTTCGCTGCCCTCGTAGGTGTAGGGCGCTGCAAACTTCAGGGTGTGAGATTCCAGCTGTTTTTTCACTTCATCGGCGTTCTCGCTGTTGTCCATACCCTTGACGACCGCTGCCTGCACTTTCTTGATCTTGCCACGGGGCATGAGCTTGAAGAACTCCACAGGCTTACCGGTGGCCTTAACGGCCATTTCCTGTGCAAAAGAAGTGGTCATTTCCATCACGGACATGGCCGCCAGCTCGTTGCCGATGTTTTTCTGAATGTCGATCAAGTCCTGTACGGTCATCTTCTCCATGCCGGACAGATCCAGGCTGTCATATTCCTTGCCCTCGAACTTATAGGGTTTATCGAACTTCACGATATTGTCCATTGCTGTTTCCTTTCTCAAAAGAGAATCAGCCGCCCCACGCCGGGACGGCTGACTTCTTCATGTATCGGGTTTAGATAAGAGCGTTGATCTCGGCACGCATATCCTCGCCATCAACATAGTAGCGACCCGCAAACTTGTCGATGTCGATAACGGTAGTGCCGTCAACCTCCATCAGGTAACGGGTGACTTCCAGCGTGGTGGTGCTGCCCATGGTGTCGGCACGCTTCAGCTTGCCGGGATCCAGCTCCTTGGGACGACCGCCCAGAACGACACGCAGGCCCTTATAGGTGTAGCCGCCGTTCTTGTTGTCGTTCTGCATAGCAGCACGCAGGGTGATCTGGATGTTCTTGTTGGGGTTCATCATCTTGGTGGCGTAGCTGTACATGGTGTTCCAGTTCAGCGTTGCCTCCATGGATTCAAATTGACCGGGCACGGGAGAATCTACTTCGCCCGCAATGCCCATGCCGGACACAGAGGTGGTCTTGTTCTTGATCTTGGGCAGGGTAATTTCATCCGCCAGACCAATGAGCAGGTCATCTTCCGTGTACGCATTGTAGTCATTGATGACCTGGGGAACCAGGTCACTGGAAATATTCAGAGCCATAGGTCATTCCTCCTGCTTACAGAGACAGAGCCGAGGTCAGTGCGCCCGCCTCATACTCCATGGTGTTGTTGATCTGCTTAAAAGGCGGGAACGGCGTGCAGAACTGATAGAAGGAGTAGTGGCCTGCAACCAGTTCAGCGGTCGTGTTGCGGTCGGGGTCTGCCTTCATGCTGTAGCTGGCGCATACCTCGGTAGAGACATAGACACTGCCCTTCATGTTCTCGCTGTCGATGATGGACTGAAGGCGCTTCTTGTTCATAGGCTTATCCAGCTTGCTCATGTTGTCCAGAACAAAGCTGGTCCAGGAGTGGTTAAAGAAGCGGCGAACGCAAAGGAAAGCGTCCTTCGGGTCAGTGTTTTTCGGGTAGCAGCAGGTCTCATTGCCCCACACGACGAAGTCGCCGGAGCGGATGAAGGTCGCCACGCCCTGCTCATTCAGCACATTGCCCTGCTCCTGATCCATCAGGACTTCGGTGCCATCTTCCAGGCAGGCGGAGGAAATGGGTACGCTGACATTGGACGGGCTGGCATTAGGCGTGTCGTTGTACAGGCTGTCGTTGTAGACTGCCGCAGCAGCGGCCAGAGAGCTGCCGCTGTAGATGGTGCTGCCGATCTTGCCGTACAGCCACAGGCCATATGCTTCACGAGAAGTTGCGCCCTGCTTGACCTTCTGGTTTGCCACGTCGGTGTACTTGCGTGCACCGGAAGCGGAACTGTCGATGTCAACAAAGCACACTGCATCGAAAACGCCATTGATCTTGCGGCACTTTGCCTGGAGCGCTGCGCACACCATGGGATCCTTGGAGAAGCGGGGTGCCAGCAGAATGCCGGGAACCATGCCCAGCTTGGGGAACACCTGTCTTACCACTTCCAGTCCGGTCTCTGCACCGGTGGCCGCATTCACGCCGCCCACGATGTCGGCAGCGGTGATTTTGGTCGGGTCAAGAATGGAACCGGAAACGGTCAGGGCCGTTGCGCCGTCGCCTTTGCCGCCGTTGACCAGGGCGATGCTCACAGTGCCATCATCATTGAAGCTGGCCGAATAGTCCTCGTCCGCCGTGAGCACGGTCTGCTCCTTCTTCACGACCAGCTTTTTCAGCAGGATGCCGGTCTCGTCGATCTCTGCAATGCCGTCATTCACCTGAACGGTCTTGTTGGACAGTTCAGTGATGTGCTTTGCATTCGCAGGATCCAGGACGTTGACCACGACGATAGGGGAAATGCCCATCACCTGAAAACTGGCGCTCACCGCCTCACACAGGGTATACTTTGCAAAATCGTCGGAATAGCCCACTGCGGCGGCAGCTTCTTTGAAGGTATTCACCAGCATCGGCGTATTCACCGCTGCTTCCGGGTCATCCAGCATATTAACGGGGGCCGTACCCACAACGATCTGCAGGCCGGAGTTGACCGTTACCGGAGCGGTGACGCTGGTCGCTGCTTCGGTCTTGTTAAAGCCATGAGAAATAGCCATTTGTCATATCCTCCTTACTTCATCAGGTCGGTGGCCTTCTTGTAGAGAATGTTCTCTCTGGTGCCGTCCTGTTCGATCTTCACGCGCATTTCTGCGAGCTTGTCCAGCGGAACGATCAGCGCCTTCAGGAACGGCACCTGCTCCACTTTTTCTTTCAGCTTTTCGGGCAGGCCATCCACGAATACGGTGTACTGCGGGGCAATGCCCTTGACGGTCGGCCCGCAGTACGCCGCAGCGCCGGTGGTTTCCGTCACAGGCTGTGCTTCTTTCACAGCCTCGGTTTTCTTTTCGGTCTTTTCGATGCTCATATCAAAGCCTCCACTTCTTCGTTTTTCAGGGTGTTGGGCGTTTCGCAGATCAGGTTGACAATGCCCCAGTAGTAGAAGTCCATGTCATCATCCGAAAGATCCCATTTGCGTGGATATCCCACTTTGAAAGCCTCGCCAAACACAGGCTTCCGCTTGAAGTGCTGCATGATGGCTTCGATGATGTTTCCGGTGTCCTCATATCCCTGCCGGTCTGTTTTCGGGTCATAACAGCAGATGATAAGCTGCAAAAGGACCAATTGCGGATCCTTTTCGTTCACCACCTCGCCACTCGTTCTTGATACGATGATGCACGGGAAGTTGGATCTATTGGTATCCACATCGTCGTCATCATCGGTCGGGGACGGGATAAACTGCTTGAAGATCTTCAGCGGTTTTTCGCCTTCCTGCCCCGTGAACTTCATATCCCGGAACAGTTCCTTCAACTCGTCAATCATGGCCTGCTGGCACATTTCGCTGGTATAGCCGGTGATTTTTTCAGCCATATCAGATCACACCCTTTCGTTTTGCATTGGCGATCAGTTGCCGGACGCGCCGTTCCGTGTTCTGCTGCAGCATCTGCTCCACCGTCTGCTCCTGCATCTCCCACACGGTATGGTGCATTGCAGAGCCGGAAGGACTGGACAGTGTTGCCAGCTTCTCATTCGGCTTCCAGCGTTTCTTGCCGCTCTCCGTGTAGTCCTTATCCGCAGGTACTCCGAGTTGACGTTGTACCATGCCGATGTGCTTCGACTTGAACTGCACCAAGAAGCCCTTGCTCTTATCGCTGGTGCCGCCCAGAGCAATCATCGGACTGCCTTTCAGGACGTGCGCCCGAAAAACGGGCGGCGCATTGCGGACAGACGGACCCATGAAGGGCTTTGTGGGGCTGGTTCTGAAATAGCCCAGGTCTGCCCGGAATGCGCCGGGGTCGTTCTTCATAATGGCAAGGATAGCGGTAGGCCGCCGGTTGGTGGCCTTCTGGCGCTGGCGCAGATCTTCGATCATGCGTCTACCCGCCGCATTCAGGTCGTAGCGCTTCTTCACTTCTGTCAGCATCAGCTTGCGCGTCTGCCGTGCCGTGGTGTTTACGGCCACTTTCAACGCCGCCGGGGTTTTGTTTCCCAGTACGCCAAGAGCGCGGGTCACTTCCGCGTCATCAACGGAGACCGTCAGGTTGGAAGCGTCATAGTTGGTATGGAAGTATGCCAACTTACCTCACCCTTTCCAGTTCCATGCGATACATACCCGCTTTCAGGGAGCAGGATTTGATGTTGTAGATTCGTTTCTTGTCCAAGGTGATCTGCTTGCCGCTTTTCGGCATGGGGCCGTAGTCTTTCTGCTTCACAAAAAGCAGCAGGTCGGCCTTGTACATACCTTGGTCAAAGGACTGTTTTGCTCCGCCTTCCCAGTGCGCCGGACGTTCAAGTACGCCGGGGTGCTGCGTGATGCAGAGCATCAGCTTATCATCTATGTACCGTTCTTCCGCGAACTCATTCGGGTTGAAGATTACGTTCTGCACATCCTGTGCAACGCAGTCTTTGAACGTAGGAAACGGTTTCGGGGTTTCCGGTGTGCCGTAGTTCTGGTCAACGTCCAGCATATCCGTGCTCCTTCCCGTATCAGCAGACGGTAGCAACCAGCCAGCTATCCACCTTGTCGGGAATGGTCAGCGGACGGGTCTGCAGCTCAAGGATCATGCGGTCAGGACCATGCTTCACATAGGTGCGCAGCAGACGGTTGGTCTGAGCGGTGATAGTGCGCTTGGCGTCGTCGATGTAGGAAGTCAGGCCGTAAGCACGCATGAAGTTCGGGTTGGAGGGCAGCAGAGCAATCTTATTGTCATCCACCAGCCGCTTGGTAACGGGAGCAGAGGGATTGGTCCAGTCGTCCAGATAAACCTCACCGTAGGTGTAGATGTCCAGACTGGGCTTGCTCAGGTGTCCGATATAGCGTGCGCCGTTGGGCAGGTCCTTGGGGTTGATGATGCCCAGTTCGATGCGGCGGTTGTCCAGCATATTCTGCACGTTGGTGTCGGCCAGGAAGTTGCGCAGAGCAGTCTTGCCCATGACAACATGATCCACGTTGGCAAAGCCATTTTCCAGTACCTGATCCACCCAGTCCTCCAGATCATCCAGAGGCTTAGCGGCAGATGCGCCCCATTTCTTCGTGCCTTCCAGTGTCACCTTGTTGGTGAAACCGAAGTCGATCACCTTGTTCACGCCGGGGCCGACAATGGGAATCTGTCCGTCCATGATAGTGCGCACGGCCATCCACTCTTCGCGGCGGGTGGCAGCATCGTTCAGGCGCTGGTAGTCCTCGATCAGCTGCTTGGCGGCGCGTTCTTCGGGGGTCATGCCAGAATACAGATCCTCGCCGGGCATACGCTCCAAAGCGTCGTTTGCGGTGGTGACGGTCAGAGGGTTAATCAGAGGCGGAGTAAAGCTCTCGGTCTGGTAGCCCTCATTCTTGAGCACCTGTCCGCCGACCAGAGGATGCACGAAGGAAGCCATGCGGCGGTCACCCTTCACCACGTCGATGTCCACGCTCTTGGTGGCAAAGGTCTTGACGTTGGTGAAATAGTTGTCCAGGAAGAAAGTGCGTACCAAGGGAGTGGTGCGCACAACCTCGGCCAGATACCGAGGCTCATAGATACTGATTTCGTTAGCCATAGTGTTGTTACCTCCTACTCACTTCAGGAAGATGCCCAGGTTGCGCAGAGCAACTTCAACGTCTGCTGCTTTTACGCCCTCAGGCAGTGCCAGACCGTCGGCGAAAAACTCACCCGTCAGATAGATGGGCACTTCCTCGTCTGCCGCTGCGCTGTCTGCGGTGATGCCGTACAGCCCAGTAACGGACAGCGGATTACTACCGTCCACCTTGGCGATGGGCTTCACCTTGCCATCGGCCAGCAGCACCGGGGCGTGTGCCTCAACCGCTGCGCTGGCTTTTTTGGTGGCCTTTGCGATACCGATGTCCGTGCCGGCGATAAAATACTCCGGGGCGGTGGAATAGGTCTTTCTTTCCAGATCCATGCTCATAACCTTGTCCTCCTTACTTCACGCCGTTCATCTTGCGGATTGCGTTCATCAGGCCCTTTTCCTGCGCCTTTTCCGGCTCCGGGTTGGCGGGCGGCGGATTGGTGATGTTGTTCGCGCCGGAAGTCTGGGCGTTGGCCTTTGCCTTGTCCAGATAATCCTTGCTCTGCTTCTGCTGCTTTGCCTTCATGCTGGCAATGACGGCCTTCGCAAAGGATGCGGAATCAATGGGCTTCACAAACTTCGCCTCATTCGCTTCATCCTCCGCGCCGGGCAGAGTGGCGTTTTCGATCTCCTGAATGCGGGTGCGCTCGGCATTGATGGCCTCGGTCTCGATCTTGGCTACCATATCCGGGCACGCCTTGCGGAGATCATCCACGGTCTTGATGTCCTTAATGTCCATGTCTGTTACCTCCCCATGGGTTTTGTTCCCCGGCTGATCCGCCTGGGGTGTATTTTCAGGCTGGGCCGTGGTCTTATCCACCACCCGGCTTCTGACAAAGTTCGGTGCTTTGTTGAACGGGGTGTTCATACTGATGCTGTTGACGAACAGGATGCCGTTGCGGTTCTCCACAACAGAATCGTTCGCTTCGTCGTCCACCTCGTCCACAAAGCCCTTCTCCTTGGCTTCCGTTGCCGTCCACCAGTTCGTTTCATCCATCCACTTGGCGCATTCGTCCTCGGTCTTGCCGGACTTCTTGGCGTACAGGGTGACGATGCTGCTGCGGATGGTTTCCAGTGCTTTCAGGCAGTTGTTGAGATCCTCTGCGGTCAGGTAATCGCAGACACCCATACTGACCGGATGCACCATGTAGCTGCTGTCTGCCGCCGCCACCACCTTGTCTGCATGGCAGGCAACAATGGTTGCTGCACTGGCACACAGGCCGTCGATGTGGGCGGTCACGGTGGCCGCGTTGCGTTCCAGCATATTGCCAATGGCCTGTGCTGCAAACACATCACCGCCACCGGAGTTGATGTACACGGTGATTTCTTTCACATCGCCCAGGGCGGCAAGGTCATCCGCAAACCGTTTCGGGGTCGCGGCATCTTCCCACCAGCTGCGCTCGGAAATATCGCCGTAAAGCAGAAGTTCCGCCTTCTGGTCATCGTCGGCCAGATTGCGGAACTGCCAGAACTTATTATTCGTTGACTTGGGGTTCGTCTGGGAATTGGCTTTGCCCATTGCAGCCTACCTCCTTCATTTTTTCCATCTCACTTTTGCGCTGCCTCATATTGGCCCGCCAGCTTCCGCCGGTCATCTGCGCCGTTTCCTGCTCGGCAGTGGAAATGCCCTGTTCCATGCGCAGGATAGCCGCCTCGATTTCTTTCTTCGCATCCAAATTGGTGCGTGCCGGGCCATTCCAGTTACAGGCCATATAGGCTTTTGCAACGGCCGGATCATTGAAGAAGCCCGGCGCATGGATACGTCCACGGGCTACCGCTTCGGCAAACCACTTTTCGTAGGTCGGCTGGCAGAAGTCCGCCGCGAAGCTGTCCCGCATCACATCGCACGTTCTCCAAAACTCGTTCAGAGAACCGCGGCTTGCGGAGTAGTTGGAGCTGAACTTCTTATAAAGCACCTCGCTGGGCACTTCAATACCCGTCGCCACCTGGTTGGACATGGCCGACATGAAGCCGTCAAAGGTCGTGGTCGGATGCTTCGGGTCGAACGTATCCGTGCTCTCTCCCGGTGCAAGGTCGAACACCGCGCTCGGTGCAAGGTCGATGCCCAGCTCATCAGGCGGAGTGTTCGGATCCTCTGCCTTGTCGGGCGGATCCTCACCAAATGGCGCTCCGCTGACCGGGTTATCATGTTTGATGAACAGTGTGATGGAGGATGCTACGATGGCCGCGGCTAACTCTGCATCCGTGTATCTGCCCATCTGCTTCATCGTGGGCAGTACCGGTGCCAGCAGAGGAACGCCGCGCCGCTGCCCGGCGCGTTCCCTCTGGGTGACGCACAGGATGTTCGGTTCTCCCGTTTCTTTGTCACGGGCTTCCACCCTCGTCCAGGTCAGAGGCAACGGATTATCATAGGCCAGCGGGTGCCTGCTGGCTACCCAGTAGGCAATAACCGCACCGCTCTTGTCCGTTTCCACGCCCTGAACAATCTGGTGCACATCAACGCCGTTCACCTTGCAGGGGTTCATTCTGTCTGTGCGGTCAGGGCTGCACACCTGGTCAGCTTCGATCAACCGGAGCTGCAAAGCATACGGCCAGTTCGTGCGCTCTTTGAACTGCACTGCCGCAAACACGTCACCGTTCATCAGGAAACTGGTAAACGCCAGCGTTTGCAGCCGCCAGAAGTTGTCCATGCCGCTTGCATCACAAGCTGCGCTGTCCGCCCACAGGCTGAACTCGCGGGAGATTTCCGCCTGCAAATGGTCAGCCTGTTCCTCGGTCAGGTGCAGATAGTCCGCATCGACCTGGGGTGTCGGCACAAGGCCGCTGCCCACCACATTAGTGCGCAGGGTCTTGATTGCACCGGCCGCCAGTGGAATGCCCATGTAGGCATCCCGGCTCCGCTTGCGCAGTGTTTCCAGATTGTCCTCGATGTCCTCTTTTGCACTGCCGCCGCCAACGTGCCAGCTCCGCATAGAGCGGGATGTGTGGGAAGCTCCATAGTTTCCGTAGCCGGTACCGTTGTTTATGACAGACAGCGCCGTGCGGGCCACAGCGCGGCGATACCCCTTTTCGGGGGAGATTGCCGCAATGGCCTTATCAAGGAAATTCGCCATGTGCTCCACCTTCCTTACACGTCATGCGGAGAGAAGTGGTAGATCCGGTTTCTGCCCCGGCCCCTTTCCTCCGCTTCCGCTTCAGCCACTTTCTTTTCCCAGAAAGCAATGCTTTCCCGGATCTGTTTCAGGCTGGCGCGGGTCAAGACCATCTGCTCGATCTGGTAGCTCTGCCCGGTCGATACGGCAGCCTCAGCTTCCAGCCACATATCAAGGTGCCGCTGGGCGGTCTCTTTTGAAATAACAGGCATTGGTTAGATACCTCCCGATCTTCTTCTGCGGTACTGGCGCTGTTGTGCAGGACGCTGTGCATCCTCACCGGGGATTTCCAGACCGGGCGGGTTGCTGATTTCCAGCGCAGCCGTCGCGTAGTTCCGCACGTCAAATGCTTCGTTACGTTTCTGCGCCGGATCCTTCAGCTCCCACCGTTCCACTTTGCGGCCAGACTTCCAACGTGTGACCTTGTGTTCCGCAGTAAGCATCTTGAAATAATTTTCGTCATACCCTGCATCTTCTGCCGCTGGGAAGTGGCAGTAGTTTGGGCCTTTGATAAGCACCTTCAACCGGGCAAGGACGTGGTTCTTGCCGGTGTCAACGCCCAAGGTGAACAGTTCGCCCTTGACGCGATTGTTCTGAGTGGGGTTGCGCAGGTAGGGTACGTCCATGCCGCCGCGGCCTTTGATGGCCCAGATATGCCGTTCCTCCCGTTCTTTGCAAAACCGGATGACCTGATCCGGGAAGTGGCCGCCACTGTCCATGCAGACAGACCGCAGGAACAGTTCCGTGCCGTCTTTCTTTTTCCATGTACGGGAAAGGAACTCGTCCAGGTCTGCCCACACCTGACCGCGTTTCAGGTCGCCGTAGATGCGTTGGTACCGGATGCCCCAGCTTTCTCTGCCGATACCCCAGCCCACCACTTCGGCCTCGAAGCGGTTATCCTGGGTATCGACACCAGCCGTCAGGTACACTACGCCGTCCGGGACTTCGGCCTCGTAGAACTCGCGGCGGTCCAGCAGGTTGTTTGCCTCCACCGCTTCGCCCGGTTCTTCCCACGGTAAGCCCAGGTCAGTGTTCACAAAGACCTGCATCTTCTCGTAATCGCCGCGCTGTGCATCCAAGTCAGCAGCAATAAAGTCCTCCACGATCTTGTCCCAGCCGCACAGGGTCGAGCCTATCTTGTTCATGTGGAAGCCTCGTACTGACCGTTCCGGGTGTTCTGCGTGCCACTTTCCTTGCAGGCTGTTTTTCTTCCAGCGGTATTCGTTGTCAAGGCAGCCACACTCGGCGCAGCGGTATTGCACGCTGCCTTCCGGCCACTTTTCCTTGTCGAACACCATGTTGTCCCAAACAAAGGGCTGATAAAAGCCGCAGTTCGGGCAAGGCACCGTCCATTCCTCTTGGGTGGATGCGTTGAACTCGTCCAAAATGCGGCTGTT